ATGAACGCGATCAACCGTGAGGCGGTGAGGTTCGCGAACGGGGCGCTGATCCAGTTCAAGGCGCGGACCTTGGCGGGTGGCCGGGGGTTCTCGTCGGACTGTCTGCTGTTGGATGAGGCGCAGCGGCTTGGGCGGGCGGCGTGGGCGTCGATCAACTCGACGATGTCGGCGCGCGCGAATCCGCAGGTGTGGCTGCTTGGGACGCCGCCGACGCCGGAGGATGACGGTGAGGTGTTCGAGTCTGTCCGCGCCTCGGCGGTCGAGGGTGTGTCGAGCACGTCGGCGTGGCTTGAGTGGGGGCTCGACTCGGACCATCCCGCGTACCTGGCCGCCCGAGATGCGTTGCTGGCGAACCCGCGGAAGTGGACGCCGGAGATCGAGGCGGCGTGTTGGTGGTCGAATCCGGCGTGGAACACGCGGATTAACCGCGAGGTGGTCATGGGCGAGTTCGAGACGTACACGCCGGACCAGTTCGCGTTGGACCGGCTGGGCATGTGGGCGTCGGAGCTTCGCGCGTCCCGTTTGATCACGGTTGCAGAGTGGGAGGCGACGGAGACGACGACGGTCCCGGATGGGGTGCGGTCGTTCGGGGTCGCGTTCAACGTCGATGGCTCGAGGATGTCGCTCGCGGGTGCGGTGAAGCACCCGGGGGGCGTGCACGTTGAGGTCATTGATGCGCACACGGGCGAAGTTGAGTCTGGGATTGGTCCGCTGGCCGATTGGCTGGCCGAGCGGTGGCGGCAGGTTGCGGCGATCGCGATTTCGGGTCAGGCCGGCGCGGCCGCGCTCGAGCAGGCGTTGCTGGATCGCCGAGTTCCGCAACGCGTGATTCATGTGCTGTCAGCCCCGGAGGTGTTCGCCGCGACGTCGATGTTCTACGACGCAGTGCGGGATCGGACGGTGACGCACCCCGTTGGGGCGCAGTCGGATCATCTCGAGCGCGCGGTGGCCGTGTGTGACAAGAAGCTCCGCTCGAGGGTCACTGGGGCGTGGAGTTGGGGCCCGACGACCGAGGACGGCGACGAGACGCCGCTGGAGGCTGTGAGCTTCGCGCACTGGGCCGCGCGGACGCGGAAGGTCAAGACGGGAAGGGCGGTGTTTGTTTGATGGCTACCACCCTGATCGAGAACGATGTTGACTCCTCCGAACTGACCGCTATTGCCCGGTCTGCGATCTGGAACGGCTTCAAGGGGTTCGAAGCGCAGGCGAAGATGAGCCGACTCCTGGACTATGCGGACGGTCGGGCGGGCATCCCGGAAGTGCGTGAAGGCGCGTCGGAGGAGATCAAGGAGCTCGCCCGTCAGTCGGTGCGGAACGTGTGTGGGATCGTCGTGGACACGTTCGACCGGGGCTTGACGGTGGTGGGGTTCCGGTCGCCGACCTCGGCGGATGATGAGCCGGCGTGGGCGTGGTGGCAGCGGAACCATCTGGACGCGCGTCAGCACGAGGTGCATCGGGCGAGCCTGATCTACGGCTGGTCGTGGGTGTCAGTGCTCCCGGACGACGAGCGGGCCGATGGGAAGCCTGTGCCGGTCACCTGGTCGCCGCTGAACGTCTATGCGGAGTGGGACGACCCGCGGAGGGATATGTTCCCTCGTTCGGCGACGCTCGTGCGGGAGGTGCGTCATCCGCTGCTCGGCAAGGGCTGGTCGGTGATGGTCCTTGATGAGTTCACGGTGACTGAGGGATTCATCCCGAAGAAGCCGAAGGGGCGTCCGTCAATCCACGACGCAATCCAGACGAAGGAGACGTGGGCGCACGGGGCGACGTACGACGGCGAGCCCGTGGTGCCGCTGGTGTGGTTCCCAAACGAGCTTACTGCGGATGACCGGCTGCCGCGGGGTGAGGTTGAGCCGCTGATTCAGGAGCAGCGGGCGATCAATTCGGTGAACTTCGACCGGCTGGTGGTGTCTCGGTTCGGGGCGTTCAAGCAGAAGGTGATCATCGGATGGTCGCCCGCCGACCAGGCCGAAGCGATGAGGATGGGTGCCTCGGAGACGTGGATTTTCGAGGACGACGACGTGAAGGCGTCGCAGCTTGACGCTTCACCGCTCGCGCCCTACGACAATCTGCTCCGCGAAATGACTGAGCATGTTGCTTTGGTGTCGGGTGTCCCGGCGTATCAGATCACTGGTTCGCTTCAGAACGTGTCGCAGGAGACCGCGGCGCTCGCCGAGGCTCCGATGCAGCGGAAGCTGAAGCTCAAGCAGGACATCTTCGGGGAGCAGTGGGAGGTCGTCATCCGTCTGGCGATGGCGATGTCAGGTGAGGACGCTCCGGATGAGGCAGCCGAAGTTCTCTGGGCCGAGACGGAGGCGCGTTCGTTCGCTGGTGTGGTGGACGGCATCTTCAAGCTCGCGACGATCCCCGCCGACGCGCAGGGCATCCCGGTTGAGGAGCTGCTGGACCTGATTCCGGGGATGAATCAGCAGAAGCTGCTGGCGATCAAGAATGCGATGCGTCGCACTCAGGTCTCCGGCCTGCTGCGATCGCTCGGAGAGCTCGTGCCCGCGTTGCAGGAGTCACCGATAGAGGAGCCGCTCCTCGAGGCTGAGGGCTGATGCCCTCGGCGCTTCAGGAGCGCGAGTTCCAGCTCGCGCAGGCGGGGATCCGCGTAGCCGTCGAAGGTCGCCTGTCGGCGGCGATCACCTCCATGGCCGAGCGCGGCTATTCAGACCCGCGCGGCTTCCGGAACGCGGTCATCGGGATCACGCAGTTGATGGTCCGCGAGTACGGGCAAGCTGCGGGTGAGTTCGCCGCCGAGTGGTACAACGACGTGCGCCTGTCCGAGGGTGTGCGCGGGAACTTCACCGCGGCAGCTGCGGTGCAGTCGTTCGATGAGGCGATAGATCAGACGGTGCGGCGCTCGGTGGCATCGCTGTTCACTGACGCTCCGGACCTTTCCGAGGTGATCCGTGCGGTCACGTCGAAGGCGGCCCAGTACACGGTTGATGGTGCGCGGAACACGGTTCGGTCGAACGCAATTCGTGACCCGCAGGCTTCTGGGTGGAAGCGGATTGCTCACGGTGAGACGTGTGACTTCTGCTTGATGCTGGTCGGACGTGGTGGCGTATACAAGCGCGAGACGGTGACGTTCAAGTCGCACGCCGGCTGTAACTGCACGGCGGCCCCGTCGTGGGATCCGGATGCGTCGGAGGTGCCGACGATCGCCTATCGGGCGTCTTCGAGGAGAGGTTCGTCGACCGCTGCTGTTCGCGCCTGGATCGCGGAGCACCGTTCTGAGCTGGACGACCTTCGCGCGTCGCTCAGTACTTAGACCTACCGCCAGCGGGACGCCGCCTGCTGGGTGAACGGGCATCGGCGGTCACTCCAAGAGGAGGTCTTCGGCATGTCCGAGGAGAACGAGAACGGCGACAAGCCGGAAGTGAAGACGTTCACGCAGGAGCAGGTGAACGCGCTTATCGCACAGGAGAAGCGGAAGCTCGGCGAGAAGTTCGCCGACTACGACGATCTCCGCGCGAAGGCGGCGAAGCTCGACCAGCTCGAGCAGGAGTCGAAGACCGAGTTGCAGAAGGCGCTCGACAAGGCCGCTGCGCTCGAGACCGAACTCACCGCCTACAAGACCAAGGAGCAGGTGGCTGCTTGGGCGTCCGAGATCGTCAAGGGCTCCGACATCCCGGCATCCGTGCTCCGCGGCTCAACGAAGGAGGAGCTTGAGCAGCATTTCGAGCAGCTCAAGAGCCTTGCTCCGCTGAAGCCGACGCGGACCTCCGCCCCGGCCGGTCAGGTGACCGGCAGCGGGCAGGGGTCGCGTGCCGTCGCCGCTCTCCGCCAGCTCGGATTCGGTAGCGACTAACCCAAGACCCCCGCGAGGAACGGCCTCAGCGGGAAACCAAGCCTCCGCAGATGTGGGGGCTTTTTCTATGGAAGGAGTCAGCATGGCTGACATCACCCGCGCTGAGGTCGCGTCTCTGATCGCTGAGGAGTACGCGCCCCAGATCATCAAGGCGGCGACGCAAGGCAGCACCGCGCTGTCGGCGTTCCCGACGATTCCGCTCGGCACGAAGACGACCAACGTCCCCGTCCTGGCGACCATCCCCACCGCGTCCTGGGTGTCCGACACCGACAACACGGGCGTCAAGCCGACCTCGCAGGCGACCTGGGTGAACAAGACCCTGGTGGCCGAGGAGGTCGCCGTGATCCTCCCGATTCACGAGAACACGCTCGCGGACGCGACGGAGGACCTCCTCGCGCAGCTCGCCGACCTCGCGGGACAGGCGATCGGGAAGAAGCTCGACCAGGCGGTGTTCTTCGGCACGGACAAGCCGGTGTCGTGGACGTCACTCGACATCCTCGCCGCAGCAGTGGCCGCGGGCCAGACGTTCCAGGTCGGTGCCGCGGAGGACGACCTGTACGGCTCGATCCTTCAGGGCGCGGAGGCGATCTCCGACGCTGGCTTCGACCCGCAGACGTTGATCGCCCGCCGCGGTCTGGCGTTCCAGCTCGGCAACATGCGTGACGCCGAGGACCGGCTGCTCCTGAACGGCAACTACTTCGCCGGCCTGGAGACGCACTGGTCTCGGAACGGCGCGTGGGAGCCCGACGAGGCGACCGCGTTCATCGTGGACCCGTCCACGGTGCGGATCGGCGTTCGCGAGGACGTGACCGTGAAGTTCCTCGACCAGGCGACGCTCACGGACGGCGAGAACCAGATCAACCTCGCCGAGCGCGACATGGTGGCGTTGCGCGTCAAGGCCCGCTTCGGGTACGTGCTCGGCAACCCGGCGACCCCGGAAGCCGGTGCGGCCGCTTACGGTGTCGCCGCTGTCGTCCCGGCTGGTTCCTGAACGTTCGCGGGTGGGGGGCGCTACGGCCCCCACCCCGCCCTGGGAGGTGATCCGCGATGGCATTTGCGAGTGATGCTGATGTCGCCGCCGCGCTGGGACGGTCGTTGACGTCGACCGAGACGACGTCGGTGGCGACACTCCTCGAGGAAGCCACCGATCTCCTCACCGGGTACCTCGGGTGCGCTCCGGATCCGGTGCCCGACACGGTCCGGCGGGTCGCCGCCCGCGTGGTCGCGCGAGTGTTCTCGCAGGCCGCGTCGGCGGCGTCCCCGCCGGTCGGGGCAACCCAAGTGCAGCAGACCGTCGGCCCGTTCTCTCAATCGACGAGTTTCCAGGCAGGGACATCCACTGGCTCCCCGTGGATCGCAGCGGCCGACCGGATCGCGTTGCGACCGTTCAGGTGCGGTGCCGGGTTCCGATCCGTCTCACTCGAGTCCGCTCAATCGGGCCGGTACGGCGTGGAGCCGTAGATGCTCGCGTTTGGCGAGACGATCACGGTCACGCGGCCGGGGGTGACTCCGACCGGGGAGTTCGACGACGTGGGCAACCCGATCATGTCGGGAGGGACCACGTTCACCGTCGATGGGGTCGGCGTCGCACCGTTGACGCCGCAGGAGTCCGCCGAGCTATGGGGGCCGGAGAACAGCGGCGGGTTCACCCTCTATTTGCCGTACGGTACCGAGTTGCGGTCAACGGATCTCGTCGAGGTCCGTGGCGTGGCGGGGTTTCAGGTGCAGGGTGCCGGGGACCTCGTGCAGTGGCGGTCGCCGTTCACCGGCTGGGAGGCGGGTGCGGTCGCGATTGTGAGGAGGGCGTCCTGATGCCGAGATTCGAGATTCTTCGCGGTGGCCGTGGTGCGCCCGCTCGGCTGGCGAAGTCTCGCGGCGTCGTCGATGCGCTCGAACCGGTCGCTGATCGTGTTCTCGCGGAGGTGCGACGCGATCCCAATCGGAAGTACTCGGACGCGGTGTATAAGCGTGTCGACCGGAAGAATCCGACCCGGGCCCGGTGGATCATCACCCTGCCGCCGTACCTGGAGCGTCTCGCCCGGCGCGTCGAGGCGAAGCGGGGCACGATGCGGCGCGCGGTGAAGGGTGTCTGATGTTCCTCGCGGAGTACCGGTTCCCGATCGTGTCCGGCGCGGTCCTCGCGCACTACCGGGAGCGGCTCGATCACTGGGCGGGTCTCGAATGCGCCCCGAAGCGACCCGCGGTGATGCCCCGCCGTCTCCTGACCCTGCGGGAGGACGGCGGTCCCGACAGTGTCGGGGTGGCCGTGTGGGGGTACGGGGTGAACGTGTGGGCGGACTCGCCCGTTGATGCGAAGAGCATCGCGCTTGACGCCCTCGCAGCGTCCCTCTCCCTGCCTGGGGTTTCCGCTATCAAGGCGGTGCGAGATGTCGTCACCCCGTCGGAGGTCGACGATGACCCGTCGTACACGGTCAACGGCACCCCACTCGCGCACTACTACTTCAGTTTCGACGCGGTCGTGAAGGCGGTCGCGCTTTGACCCGGTTCCTCCCGCCGGCCCGAACCCGCCCCGTGTGGGGCTCAACCCATTGAGGGAGGAATCGAATGTCTGGCATCGATGTGGACGAGGAGATCGTCGGCCTCGACGGAATCGTCGCGACCGGCGTCTACGGTGAGGCGGTCGCGCCGACATCGGCGGACGCGGAACTCGGCGATTCGTGGGTCGATCAGGGACTCACGACGTCGGCGGGTGTGACGCGCACGACGCAGCGGAACGCGACCGTGCGGCGGGCGTGGCAGAAGAACCGGAAGCTGCGCACGATCGTCACGGAAGCGGCGGTGCGGTTCCAGTTCGTACTCGTGCAGACGAACCGCGACTCCGTCGAGCTGTTCCATGGCGTGCCGGTCGACCCGGTGACCGGGTCGGTCGTGGTGGACCCGTCCCAGGACTGGCCGCGCATCGCATTCGACCTGGACATCATCGACGGCGACCGGGTGATCCGCGAGTACGTGCCGAACGCACGAGTGGTCGAAGTGGGCGACCAGGTCGCCGTCGCGGGTGACACGTTCGGGTGGCCCGTGACGATCGAGTCCGACTACGACGACGACATCGACGGCCACACGGTGCGGTTCTTCTCGGACCTCGTCGGCTCTTGATAGGCGGCGCGGGTCGGGTTTGGGAGGACCCGGCCCGCGCTCCACACTCCACCTCCCGCACATCTGGAAGGCGCCTCCCATGATCGATTTCGACGCCGACGCGAAGACCACGTTCCGTGTTCGCGGCGGCCGCTACTACATCGAGCCCGTCAGCCTCGAGGACGCGGCCGCGGTGATGCGGTTGCAGAAGGCGAAGCAGCAGGAGCAGGTCGCGGCGATGCCGGAACTGCTGATCGCGAAGGCCCGATCGAAGACGCCCGCCTGGTGGCTGCGGGTGACGGGTCGGTTGAGCCCGCAGGACGCGGTCCGGTCCCTGTCGGCGGTGCAACAGGCGCGCTTGTTCGCGAACTGGATGAGCGAGTTCTACGGGCGCGGGGTGGGGCCGGGGGAATCCTCCAGCTCGGCCGACTGACGGTCGAGCACCCTCATGAACTCTTCGCTGACTTCCGGGAGCTGTTCCACGCCAGCCCGGCCGCGTTGCCGATCTGGGAGGCCGCGCTGCTCGCGCAGGCGCTGCTCTCCGATTCGAGGTCACGGGTGGCGGCTCTGGTCGCCGGGTGGGATCACCCGGTGTCGCGCGAGTGGATGATGCTCGCGCAGGTGCATGACGCCGTGATCGACACGACGCACGGGTTGAAGAACCCGGAGCGGCACCACGCAATCCGGCCGTGGGACCGCCGCCGCACCCGCCTCGGCGGGGGCACACGCCGCACGGTCAAGCAGACGTTGGCGATTCTGCGTCCGAACGGTCTGAACACACGTTAGGGCTCCTCCCGGCCCTGCTCCACCAGGGGAGGAGTCTCATGGCTGACGCCGACGCCGACTACCGCGCCTGGGTGGAGGTGCTTCCCGATTTCCAGCGGTTCAACCAGCGGGTGCAGGAAGCCGTCAACGCGCCGATGGCGCAAGCGGGCACCACGGGCTCTACCGCGATGGGTGGTGCGCTGGTCGCGGGGATCGGGAAGTTCGCCGCACCGATCGCGATCGCGGTGGCGGGTCTCGGCATCGGGACGGCGATCTACGACACCGTCAAGACGGGTGTCGATTCGGCGGTCGCGTACATCAAGGACTCGGTAGGGAAGGGCTCGGACTACTACGAGTCGTTGAACGCGATCCGCGTGTCGTACGGCGAGTTCGCCGACGAGATCGGCGAGATCTCCGAGCGCGCTGCCGACGATTTCGGTCTGTCGAAGGTCGACTTCAATCAGATCGCGACTCGCTTCTCGGGGTTTGCGGCAACGATCCGTCGGGACGACCCGGCCGGCTTCATCGAGGAACTCACTGCGCGCGGTGCGGACTTCGCGTCGGTGTTCAACATCGACGTGAACGAGGCGCTCACGTTGTTCCAGTCGGGCCTTGCCGGGGAGACGGAGCCCCTGCGCCGGTACGGCATCGACCTGTCCGCCGCCTCGGTCGCAGCGTACGCGTACGCGAACGGCATCGCCGAAGCGGGCACGGAGTTGAACGCTACCCAGCGGCAGCAGGCCGCGTACGGGCTGCTGCTCGAGCAGACGGACAAGGTCCAGGGGGACTTCAAGAACACGTCGGATGAGCTCGCGAACTCGCAGCGCATCATGCAGGCGAACCTGGCCGACATTCAGGCCGAGTTGGGGACCGCGTTCCTGCCGACCCTGACCGAGGTCATGGCGTTCGCGCGTGATGATCTCCTGCCGGTCTGGCGGGAGTTGAACGAGACCGTGGGCCCTGCGCTCGCGGCCGCGCTGGACATGGTGTGGGGGCCGCTCGAGGACCTCGGGACCGAACTGACGGACCTGTTCGAGGGCGTCCTGCCCGGCGGGATCTCCGTGTTCGGGTTCCTCGCTGGACAGATCATCATCGTCGCGGCCGGCCTCGCCACCCTCATCTCTTGGGTGACGTACACGGCTGGGATCTTCGGTGACCTGTTCGCGTTGCTGCGGGGCGATATCAGTTTCGACGTGTTCGTGAACCGCACGAAGGCGCGGGCGAAAGAGTTCGCGGAGGACACGCAGCGGCGCACGAAGGAAGTCGAGCAGGCGTTCGTGAACATCGTCGGCCGTGTCGAAGGGCTCGGGCCGAGCATGTACGCGGCGGGCGAGCGTGTCACGAAGCAGTTCGCTTCCGGGTTGCAGTCGTCGGCGGCGGTGCGGGCGCTCGAGCAGGGCGCGGACAACGTGCTCATGCGAATCCAGAACCGGCTGCCCCGGTCTCCGGCGAAGGAGGGCCCGTTCTCAGGTGCGGGCTGGTGGGGGCTGCCGGATTCGTCGGCGTCGCTGCTCGAGCAGTGGGCGTCAGGGTTTGATCCGCGGATCGTTGAGGACGCGGTGGATCGCGCGTTGAACGTCGACTTCGCGATGCCGTCCCCGCCCGCACCTCGACCATTGGAGGTGCCGCTGTCGGCTCGAGTGTCGAACCTGGAGGGTTCGCTGTCCGGCGGTCTCGGTGCGGAGGCACTGTTCCCGCAGACCGTGACGCTCGTGGATCGTGACGGGTCGCTGCTGGGCCACATGGATGTGCGGATCGGCGACGCGCTCGGGGATATCGCTGTGGAGCTCGTGGGGGGTCGCGCGTGATCACTGTGACTCCTGAACCGAACGCGTCGCCGCCGCGGAATGTGATCACGGTGTCGGTGTCGGATCCGGTGAACCCGGACGAGGTGATCCAGAGCATCAGCGTGTACCGCCGGGTCAGTGGCGTGCGGGAGTTGCTTCGGTCTCAGCCGACGCCGGGCGGGTCGGTGGCGGTCGCGATCGACTACGAGGCGCCGTACGGGGTGCCGGTGACCTACGAGGCCGAGTACACGTGGTCGGACGATTCCGGTCTGACGGTGGTGTGGTCGGAGGACTGGTCGTCCCTGTCCGAGTGGACGCAAACGGGCACCCTGACGTGGGGTGTGAGCGGCGGCGCGTTGACGGTCGGCTCGGTCGGTTCGGACCGGGTGGGCACGATCTCCCGGGCGTTGCCGACCGGCCGGTATCGGATCGAGTTCTCCACTCCGTTGACGCTGCCGCCTGAGATTGCGGCCGCCTACCTTCAATGGCCGACCGCAGGTGATTGGGCCATCGCAGTTGAGGGGGGTCTGTATCGGATCGTTCCGAGTCCAGCGTTCGATCCCGGCACTGGCGCGTGGTCGATCGACATGCTGGCCGGGCTGATTCGGGTGACGACGACCGCTGGCGTGTGGACGGCGGCGGTGGACGACTCGTCGATCGTTGACGGGGTGTTCCGGTTGACGGCGGGCGCCGCGACAGGTGTCTCTCCGACGTCGGTCCTCGGCGCTATGACCGTGTACGAGTACGGGGCGATTGAGGCGGCGTCGGATTCGAGCGCCCCGGTCACGCTGACCCCCGTGAACGGGTGGCTGATCCACCCGACGAAGACGAACCGGTCGGTCGAGCTCACCCGCGGGTGGGATGGGATCGACGTGGCATCGGCGGGGCCCGTGCGGAACGCCGCCACGTCGACGGTGCACCGGGTGATCGGCGCGCGCCGCCCGACGGTCACCGCGGCGGGGGTCCGGCAGGGCGACGAGTTCACGCTCGAGCTCACGACATCGACGCTCGAGCAGCGCGACCGGGTGCGGACCCTCGTGGACGATCAGGTGCCGATCCTGATCAACCTCCTCCCGGAGTGGGAGTACGACCTCCCATACGGGTTCTACGCAGTCCTGGACGTGGACACGACCCGGCTGGTGCAGGGCGGTGGGTTCCCGTACCGGTATATCCGTCTGCCGTTGGTCGCGGTGGAGCCGCCAGTCGCGTCCCTTGAGGAGACCGGGTGGTCCTGGGCGCAGCTCGCGGTCGAGTTCCCGACGTGGAACGCGGTGCTGGACGCGTTCGAGTCGTGGAACGACGTGCTGCTGAACGTGCGCCGCGAGGGGTTCTGACCGTGTGGTCCGTCGACCCGGCGTGGCTGTCCGCGCTGGCGGGGTTCCGGCGTCTCGTCACGACCGTGACATGCACGCCGCCGGATGCGGAACCGGTGCCGCTCCGGCTCACCGCAGGGACGGTGACGGTCGACTCAGGGGCATTCGTGCGCCGCCGTGTGGACCTGCGGCTCACGACGACTGCGGCGGAGTTCGCCGCGCTCAAGACCCCTGGCGCGGTGCTCACGGTCGAGACGGGCTACCGGGATGGGAATGCGGACCGTCTGATTCCGGTGTTCACGGGGGAGGCGGTGCGGGCGTCCCGTGACCCGGAAACCGGGGCGACCACGCTCGCCGCCTCCGACCTTGGGGTGTGGTTGCAACGGTCACGGTTCCTGACCGCGTTCTCGGCGACGGTGGGGGCGACCCGGGCGGGCATCATCTCCGCACTCGTGGTCGACGCCCGCCCGGGCACGAGCGTTCTCGACGAGTCCGGTGACACCGGGGTCGTGGGCACGGCGGCGACGTGGGATGAGGACCGCACCCAGGCGATCCGCGCCCTCGCGACCGATTCCGAGTTGGAGACGTACTTCGACGCGGGCGGGCGGTTCGTGATCCGCAAGGTCCGCTCCCTGCGGTCGACCCCGGTGTGGACGATCCGGCCGGGCGACGGCGGCACGTTGACTCGCGTCGAGCGGGTCATGCCCCTCGACCGCCTCTACAACACCGTCGTCGTGCGGCCGTCGGCGGTCGACGGGTCGCAGACGTGGACGCAGCAGGTGGTCCAGGTGACCGACCCGACGCACCCGCGCCACCCGGACCGCATCGGCGTGGTCCCCTACTTCTGGGCGTCCCCTACGATCACATCGGCGGGGCAGGCGATCGCCGCGGGCCGCACGATCCTGAACCGCGTCCTCGGTACCGCTGAGACGCTGCAGTTGGAGGCGATCGGGAACCCCGCACTCGAGGCGGGGGACGTGATCCGGGTGATCACCCCCACGATCGCGGGCGACGCGGCGGACGCCGTCACCCACTACATCGACGCGTTCACCCTCGACCTGCCGTCCGGGGGGATGCGACTGTCAACGAGGAGCGTCGTCGATGCGTGACGTGTCGCGTCTCATCCTCGAGTCGATCCCGGATGAGGCGGTGCGGATGGTGCCGTGCCAGATCACCGGAACCGCCCCTCTCACCGTGTCGTTCAACGGGGGGCCTGGTATCCCGGCGGCGGGGATCGCCGGGGTGACCTATTCCACCGGGGCCGGGGTGGCGTTCGTGTCCCCCGGTCGCGTCCCTGTCGTTCTGCGTCTCGCCTAGGAGGATCCATGGCTGGCATCTATAACTTGCCCGTGCCTGCGGGGACGGCACCGCCGGACGGGCCGGGTGCGTTCCTCGCGCTCGCGAACCGGTTGACGGATTTCCGCCTCGTCGAGCCGTTCGACTCGGCCACGGACCGGGACACCGCGCACCCGTCACCTGTCGACGGGCAGCTGTGCTACCGCACGGACCGCGGCTGGTTTGAGGCGTACTGCGAGTCGGGTGTGACGACGCCGGACTGGTACCCGGTCGCGCGGCTGCCGTTCGCGAGGGCGTCGTCGGCCGCCGCGACGATCCCGGATTCGACCGCGACAGCGATTGGCGGCACCGGGCACGCGTGGACGGAGATCTCGGATGTGCAGGGGTGGCACTCCCCATCGTCGAATCCGACCCGGTGGACGCCGACCGTCGCGGGACGGTTCGCGGTCACGTTCGGGGCGCAGTTCGGCCTGTCGGGCACCGGGATGCGGTACATCCAGATTCGTCGCAATGGGACCGCCGTGCCGGGCGCGATCGCGCACACCACGCAGCCGGGTTTCGTGAGTGACCTGACGCTGTCGATGCGGCTCACCCTCGCCGCCGGCGACTACATCGAATGCTACGCGTGGCAGAGCTCGGGGGGCGCGCTCACGGTGGAGACGACGCTCGCGATCGACTATCTCGGGCCGGTGTGATGGACGCCGTCGCGCTCTCCCTCGGCGGTTGGCTCGACGCCCCGGCCGCGGCGTCGTTCGAGCGCATGGCGGCGGCCTACACCGCCGAGACGGGTAGGCCGTTCCCGCTGACCTCGGCCGGCCGCACCCGTGAGGAGCAGCAGCGCGAGTTCGACCGGGTCGGCCCGCAGTTCGCCGCCGCACCGGGCACGTCCGTCCACGAGTTCGGGCTGGCGATTGACACGGACGCCTGGGCCTGGGTGCTGGCGCACCCGGAGTTCGGGTGGCTCCGGCCGACCCGCGCCCCGTTCGACGACGCGCTCCGGTACGAGCCGTGGCATGTCGAGTACGACGCCGCTCGCGACGTGGTCCTGACGACCCTCAACCGACGAAAGAAGGCACCGATGTACGTGAAGTTCAAGGATCTGCCCGCGGTCTACGCGGTCTACACGGACGCGACCGGCCACCCGCGCATGCGCGTCTGCGGCCCGCATGAGGCGGCGTTCGCGACCTCCGGCGGGCTCGTCGTCGCCGGGGACGAGGCCACGACGAAGGGGCTCGCCACGGAGACGGGCTACCCGGCGCGTCCGGCCGCGGGCACGGCGCCCGGCCTCACGGACGCGCAACTCGACGCGCTCGCGGAGAAGGTCGCGGCGCGGCTGAACGCCGACACGTCGTCGGCGGTCGCGGACGAGCTCGCGAAGCGCCTCGAGAGCTAGGAGATGATGATGGAACCCACGCAGGTTGAGCACCCCTGGAAGGCGACCTTCCGGACGGTGGTGCAGACGTTCCTCGCGGCCGCGGCGGTCCTCGCGCTTGTCGCGCCGATGATTCAGGAGTTCGTGGCCGAGTGGTGGCCGGGCTCGCCGGTGGTCGCGTGGATCGGTGTCGGGGCCGCGTTCATCGCCTCCGTCGCGGGTCTGGTGACGCGGATCATGGCGGTCCCCGCGGTGAACGCGTGGCTGACCAGGATCGGGCTCGGCGCGACCCCCAGGGCTGATGCCTGAGATCCGCGTCCGGTCGCTGGTCACCGCGCTCGGCGTTCCGGAGCCGGTGGATGCGCTGCTCACGGCGGACTTGATCGCGTGGGGGCCGGGGTATCCGGTGGCGGCGTCCACGGTGTCCGGTGAGGATGTCGTGCTGGCCCGGACGGTGCGGGTACGGCTGGTG